TTCAGACCTATGGCGAGTATTTGAAAGCGGACGCTCTTTATGACATGAGGCAGGAACTGGCTAAAGAAAAAGAGGCTAGTAAGAATGAGGAGTTGTCTGCAAAAGAACGCGAATGGATGGCTGAAAGAGATGTAGAGATTGGGACAAAAACCCAAGAATACATGAAAACCATCCCAGATTATGCCGAGGTTGCACAAGAGAACGCTGATATTCTATCTGAAATGCCTCCACACATTCAGAAGGCTTTTTATGAAGCGGATGACGCGCCTATGGCGTTTTACAATCTCGCTAAAGAAGGAAAGCTCGAAGCTCTGGCAACTATGTCCCCTTATCGGGCGGCTATGGAAATCGCAAGGGCCGAAATGAAAAAGCCAGTCATACAAGTATCAAAGGCCCCCAGACCAATGCAGGGTGCAACGGGTAAGGGGCCGTCGAGTTCGTCTCTGGATAGCAAAACTCCGGACGAGCTTATGAAATGGTTAAACTCTTAGGAGACTTAAATGGCTAACGTAGTAAATACACTAAAGAACGCTCCCGGCGTTGTAGCTGCCCTCGCGGCTAAAATGCTGGAAGATAAAGTACAATTTTGTAAAACAATCGACCAAGCGGATGAATCTGATTATGGTGGTAAAAACGGCTATAACGCTGGTGATACTATCTACATCAGCAAAAACGCCCGCTTTATCTCTGGTACAAACGCGGATATCACGTCTGCAATTCAGGATGTTAAAGAAGAAAAAGTCGCACTGACGCTTAATGAACGTCGTGTAACTGGTATTGCTTTGACTTCTGCTGAGATTGCAACGGAACTGTCTTTGAAATCATGGGCAAAACGTATTCTTGATCCTGCTATGTCAGAAATGGCGCAGAAGATTGAAGCGTCCTTCCTCGATCAAGCGTGTGATGCGACCTACAACTCTGTAGGAACTGCTGGTTCGACTGTATTTGATATGGATACAATCCTTTCCGCTGGTCAAAAGATTGATGAAAACGCCTGTCCGGACTTGGATAATCGTTACGTCCTTCTTAATCCTGCTGCTCAACGTTCTGCGGTAAATGCTAACAAAGGTCTGTTTAACAACACGACTGAAATTGGCAAGCAGTACCTCAAGGGCCGTATGGGTCAAGGGATGGGCTTCGAGTTCCTCTCGAATAACCTCCTCCCAACACACACTAACGGGAATGATGTAGTTTTCGAAGTACGCACAACCGTATCGACAGAAGGCCAATCAACACTCGTAGTTGAAGCCCTGACGACCACAACAGGAACCGTAAAGAAGGGTACAACATTTACCATTGCTGGTGTTAATGCAGTTCACCCAATTACAAAAACAGACCTTGGTTATTTACAACAATTCGTTGTAACAGCCGATGCAACTGCGGATGGTTCTGGTTATGCGACTTTGTCTGTAAGCCCTGCTTTCTACACTTCGGCAAGCCTTGGCCTTCAGAACATCACAGCGTTTCCAGTTGATGGCGCGGCAATTACTCCAGTAGGAGCCGCAAGCTCTGCTCTGGTGAAAAACCTCGCTTATCACAAGTCTGCTTTCCGTATGGTATCCGTTCCTCTGGTTACACCTTCCGGTACAGACATGGCAGCGCAGAAAACATCTGGTGGTTTCACTATCCGCGTCATTCGTGACTACGATGTGCTGACAGACAAGTTGATTATGCGTCTGGACTTCCTTGGTGGTATTTGTGCACCTCGCCCTGAATGGGCAGTGAAAATAACGCAGTAAATAACTTGCGGGGGTGAATAGCCCCCGTTTTTCTCTTATGAAAGGATTTAAAATGGTAGCAAATGTAGTAAAAACGGAAGGCGCGTTTGATTCGACTACGCGCAAAGCCGTAAACAGTGCAATAGGGGATATTTCCTTATGTACAACAGCCTTTACTTTATCAGCAAGCACAACGCTGACTAACGTAGAGGGTATGGTAACGGATGTTCTTCAGCCCGGTACGTATAGCTTTGAAATCAATCTTATTACAACGGCTGGCGCTTCCGGCGGTGTTAAGGCTGCATTGAAACAAAGCACAGCAAGTATGCTGACTTCTATCAGTGCTTCAGTACAAGGCTTGTCTGCATCGGGAATTGCCAACACAACATTTACAACCACAACGGACGCAGCGTCTATTATTGCCGCAACTACCGCTTATGTTGCTGTTAATGTAAAAGGCGTGGTTGTAGTGGCTGCTGCTGGTACGCTTCAGCTTCAGGTAGCGCAAAACGCTTCTGACGCCACAGCGACAACCGTTGCACTTCGATCTTCCATGACATTCCAAAGGATTGACTAATGATTACGTTCGAAAAAGACGGAATGGTTAAGTATGTCGATGATGCGTCAAGTCTCATTGATGTTCTTATCTCTCAAGGGTGGACTTCGGAAGAAGAAAGCCTTGGAGAGGTCGAAGTAGTTGGTAAAAAACGAGGCCGCAAGCCTAAGGAATAGATATGGTTACTGGATTACAGATAATCAAATCCGCAATGTTAAAGATTGGAGCCTTGACTAAAACCGAGGCTCCTTCTTCTGACGAGGCTGTGGATGCTTTAAACTCGTTAAATGAAATGATTGCATCGTGGTGCAACGATGGAATGTTAATTATCGCTCGAACGAAGGAAACCTTCACGCTTCAAGGCGGCGTAAGAGAATATAGTTATGGATACTTAGGAGCGACATCAAGCGGCGGATCGTTTAGCTCTGGATTTAGCTCGGGTTTTGATATCGAAACTGTTACAGCAGAGGATTTTGTCGGCGAAAGACCAAATAAAATTCTAGCCGCGTATGTCACGGTAGGAAATACGGATAACGCCCTTTCGATTATTAACGACATTCCGATGTTTTTAATCGCCTATAAGGAAATCCAAGGAATTCCAGAATATCTCAATTTTAACAACGGTTATCCTGTAGCGAATATAACTTTATATCCTACACCGATGGCGGCGTATCCGATTACTTTAATGACGGAAAAGCAATTTTCAAACATTACATTAGCAGGGGATGTAAACCTCCCATCTGGTTGGGTACGGGCATTAACTTACAACCTAGCAATGGAACTGGCTCCAGAATACGGACAACCTGTAACCCCTGAAATTCTCCAAATTGCACGAGAAAGCAAGGGAAGTATTAAAAAGGTTATTATGAGAAACCGTCCCTTGGATGCTTACCCCCAGACGGTGAGAAGTGGTAATATTTACTCAGGGTGGAACCAATGAAAATTGGCTTGGTTGGTGGCTCCTATCAGCAACGCTCATTGCCTTTCGACTCGCAGAGAACGGTAAACCTCTACCCTATTTTTGACGAGCAAGGGAAGGAAGTCGCAAGTTTACTCGGAACGCCGGGATTATCTTTATTTGCTTCGGCAGGAAACGGACCTGTTCGCGGGTGTTTTTGCTCTGCTAACGGACGGACCTTTATTGTTTCTGGGCAGGATTTATATGAGTTAAACTCCACAGGCGCTTCGACCTTTCGCGGGTCTTTGAATTCATCCTCCGGCGTTGTGACTATTGCGGAAAACACCACACAGATGGCGATTTGTGACGGGGCGGATGTTTATATCTTTACGTATTTGACTGATTTATTCGCAGAAGTTACGGATGTTGATTTACCCACCTCGGGGACGATTTGTTATATTGATGGGTATTTTGTTGTTTCTCAGGTCGGATCGGGAAGGTTTTACGTCTCTGATTTACAGAACGGCTCGTCATGGGATGCTTTAAGATTTGCCACGGCTGAGAGCTTTCCGGACAAACTTCTATGCGTTGTAAACGGAATAGGCCAGTTATGGTTATTTGGTGAAAGAACAACGGAAGTCTGGACCAACACAGGGGCAACGTTTCCATTTGAGAAAATCTCCGGTGCGGTTATTGAGAGTGGTATCATTTCCCCTTATGTCGCTGTTTCTGTGGATAACACAGTCATTTGGGTAGCGAATGATATTCATGGTTCGGGTTCGGTTTACTCCGCAAGGGGGTTTTCGCCTCAAAGAATATCTACAGAAGCCATTGAAAAACGCATTCAGGAAGCTACTGATAAATCAAACATGAGGGCGTGGGTCTATCAGTTTGATGGACATGTTTTCTATGTCTTAACTGGAGGCGGGTTAGCAACTTCCCTTGTTTATGACATTACCACGGGATTATGGCACGAGAGGGCTTATCTTAATAACGGAACGTTAGAAACACACCTTGGTTCTTGTTGTATGTTCGCCTTTGGATTTCACCTTGTCGGGGACCGTACGAGTGGACAAGTGTATAAAATGCTTATCGACCATTATTCTGACAATGGGGCAGAAATCGCACGTGAAAGAATTTTCACACATCTTAGTGACGAGGACAAAGAAATAAGATATAATCGTCTCGTTATCGGCATGGAATCCGGCGTTGGCCTTCAATCAGGTCAAGGGTCCGATCCTAAGATAACCTTGCAGCTCAGTAAGGATGGCGCTCGTACATGGTCGGATATTTTCCAGACATCTTTTGGTAGAGCTGGCAAGTATAAGGATAAAGCCGTGTTTCGTCGTCTTGGTGTAGCAGAGCAACTCACAATCAAAATCAGAATTACCGATCCCGTGAAGGTGGCTATCACAGGAGCTTACATTTCATGACGGTACAACCACCCCCAATCCAAGAGCAAGTTATAGATCAGGGGGGCACTATGACCCTGCCATGGATATTGTTTGCGAACAACCTGTATACAGGCGACCGTGGAACTGCTTTTACACCACTATTTACGGATTTAACCACAGTCGGCACTCCTACGATTACCGGACGGTATATTAAAATCGGTCAATCGTTAACTTACTTCTGGGTCAAGATTGTCCCCGCCACGAATACCACGGCAGTTGCGGGCACGACTTATATTAATAATTTCCCCCTTACGTTTCTATCTGATGGGATTTGCTTTGCGGTCTCTGGGCTTCTTGGTTCGGCCTCGGGTCACATAACGTCTGCGGATAACAGAATTTACGTTCCGGCATGGTCTGCCGTTACGGTTCCTTTAACAGTTGTAGGTATAGGCGAGGTTCAATAATGGACGAAGAAATGGAAATTGAAGGCTCAGAAATGCCAGAAGATGCTGGTCGCGGTGGTGATAGTGTATTAGCGCACTTATCCTTAGGAGAGGTCGTTATTCCACGGGTTTTTATGGAAGATGAAGAAACCGCTTCTCAAATTAAAGCTATTTTCGATGCTTATGAAGTCAATATCCGTGAGTTTACAGTTGGTGACGCTGCGAATAAAATCAATCCAGAAACGGGATATCCGGAGTTTTTCTTTAAGAAACTAAAGAAACTCTTTAAGAAAATTGCTCCTATTGCCTCTATCGCGCTTCCGTTCTTATTCCCCGGCGTTGGTGCTGGTCTAGGCGCGGCGTTAGGATTAGGCGGTAAGGCTGCGGGTATTGTAGGCTCTGGTCTTGTCGGGGCAGGATTAGGCGCGGCTTCGGGTGGTGGTCTTAAGTCTGCCCTGCTAGGCGGTGTTACTGGCGGCCTCTCAGGCGGTGGATTAAAAGCCATTGGTGGTGCTTTATCCGGTGGCGGTTTAGGAAATGTCGCGGGGACTGCTT